TGTTGGCTGTATAATTGCAAGCTGTGTAACTGTACTGCGCTTTGTGACTGTGGCTCCAATAGCGGAGAAGTAAATGATTGCGGAAATCTCAGCAGTTGTAGGTGTACTCAAGGCTCTTAACGACGGCATAAAAACCGTCAAAGAGTCTGGAGACCACTTGTCAGGTCTGTCGGGATTATTTACTAGCCTCACTGACAGCAAGGTAGCTGTAGAGAGCATTGAAGAGGCCACTAAGGCAGGCGATCATGTACTAACACAGGAAGAGGCTCTGGAACTTGCATGGGCTAAGAACGCCATACGAGAGCAGGAGAAGGAGCTAAAGAAAATAACGCCTAAAGCTGTCTGGCGTGATATGTTGATGATACAGAATAAGTCTATGCTGGATCACAAGCACAAGCTAGAGAAGGCTAGGCTGGCTAAACTAAAGAAGCAGCGCCAGATCGGTGACGCGGTAAAGAACATAGGTGCTACTATAGTAGTTCTTGCTGCGTTTGCTGGCACATACTGGTTATTTACCACAGGAATAATTTAATGGAAGAGTCTACTAAAGACATACTGGACGTTGCCGCTGCATCTACGGCACTAATGTCACTAGCTGCTTGGTTGCCACCTACAGCGTCGCTGCTGACTATAGTGTGGTTAGGTATTAGGATATATGAGTCAGATACTGTGCAAGGTATCCTAGGGAAAAAGAAACAGCTTGACAAACAAGACTAAATAGTGTATAATATATGAGTATTTTAAATAGTTTGATAGGGCCAGTGACTGGGCTTTTAGATAAATTCATAGAAGATAAAGATAAGAAAAACCAAATAGCCTATGAACTATCTACTATGGCTGAGAAGCATGCTCAAGAACTACTTAAGGGTCAGTTAGCGGTCAACAAGACTGAGGCTGCACACAAGAGTTTATTTGTCGCAGGCTGGAGGCCAGCTATAGGATGGATATGTGGACTAGCTCTATTCTATTCTACTATCTTAGCTCCAATACTAAGCATCTGGTTTACTGTACCGCCTGTTGATAGCTCGTTACTTACTAGTGTACTGATGGGCATGTTAGGACTAGGCGCTATGCGTACAGTAGAAAAAACTAAAGGCGTACAGAGAGAACGATAATGGCAAGAGGCATTACATTAAGTAGAGGACGTGCTTCAGGTTTCGACCTGCCTAGAGCTGAAGAAGAAGAAGAAGTTGTGTCTTTAGCTAGTTCTTTTGACACAGATAAAGAAACCTTTGAGCCTCGTATACCTGTTAGAGAAGAAAAGCGTCCTACGTCTACCTCCTCTCCTTCCCTTACTTTAGCAGGTGTTCCTGAGTATGGCACACCTGAAGAGTCTTTAAATAATCTAGCATCTTTTGTAGCACAGCAACAAGGTCAGAGCCGTGCTCTAAGCTCAGCAGCCGTAGAGTCTGGTGACTATAGCGGTATCAAAGGCGCAGACGTTAATAAGCTACGTCAAGACCCTCGTAATGTTAGAGACTACTACACAGAATCTGTAGATACAAACATTGTTGACTTTGTTGAAGATAACGACATACCTCTGTTTAAAGAAGTAAACGGTCAGAAGCTGTACTTAAACACAGGCACTTCAGGTTCTATTGCTGGTATAGCTAAAGAAGGCAGTGACGTTGTTTATCAGGCTTACGGCCCTGTGGGTACTTACTCTACAGTAGCTGTTCCTAAAGATAGAAGCATCTCAGGAGCGTTTCCTCCTATTGTTAGAACGGCTCTTGCTGCCTTTACTGGTGGAGCTTCAGAAGCAGTGTTGTCAGCAGCAAACGCAGCAGCGGGACAAACTTTAACTACACAAGACTGGTTAAATTTAGCGCTAGGTGCAGTTCAATTATACAACTCTTCAGGCGGCTTTACAGCGTCAAGTGGTTCTCCTATTACTGGTACTACAGCGCCTAGAACATTATCAGAGATGGCCGCAGCAGGTGATATAGTATCTCTCACAGTTGGTGGTTATGGCATAGCTGACGATGCTTTAGAAGACGATGACGATGATTTAGCAGCAACCATCTCTGACATACTGCTTGACAGGGCTATGGCGGAAGAACGAGTTAAAGAGCCTGATCCTGTTATTACTATAGGTGAAGATGTCTTTGAAACAGGCGTTACTCCAGAGACTCCTCCTACTCCTGCACCTGTTATAACTCCAGAGATTGTTTCTGAGCCTATTGTGGCTGATCCTCCAGAAGTAGAGATAGACATAGAGCAACCTGAAGTAGAACAACCTGAACAACAGCCCGTACAACAACCTTCAGATTCTAATGGTGGTGGCGTTGGTGGCGATGGAGGTGCTGATACTGGCGGTGGCGAAACTGGCGCAGGTTCTTCAGGCACTGGAATACCAGAAGAAGGCTCAGGTATACCCGGCACTTCAGGTTCTGGTGGTATTGCTCAGGAAGAAGGATACGACCCTGACCCTCTGCCAGAAACAATGAGTGTTCCTAATCCTGATTTTGATTCAGAATCTAGGGATGTTTTATTACAGAGACAAATCTATGACATGATTCTAAGGGAGACAGACCCTGTTCTTAGAGAGCGTTTAGAGCAAGAATACGAAAGAATGGGTGGTAACCACCTAGAAGAAGTTAGAGCTGGTGTCCCTAGAGAAGAGGTATACGCTGATTATCCTCCTGAGTACATAGAAGTCCCTTATGAAGAAGCCACGTTAGACGAAGAAACTTTTGAGGCTCGTTATCCTAATGGTTGGTTAGGCGGTTCTTTTGATACTCTAGATGCTAACAAAGATGGTGTTGTCTCTGACACTGAGTTGTCTGACTATGAGCATAACATGGGAAGTGGCCAAGGAGGGGAACCTTCTAACATTGTTAAAGAAATCTTAGACGCTTTAAGATTAGAAGTGGACACTCCTGATCCCTCTACAGGTCTTCCTACAGATACTACAGTAGAAGTAGGCACGGCTGCTGGCCCTACTGATCCTGCTGTAGGCACAGGACAAGACCCTTCTACTGATCTTTCTACAGGCATTCCTTCTGATACCACGTCTACTAGCGGCACTACAGGCGCTGGAGGCGGTGGTGTAGGTACTGATGTAGGAGGAGGCGCTGGTGGCGGCACTACAGGCGGTGGCGCAGGTTCTGGAGAAGCAGAGACAGGCGCAGGTGCAGGAGAAGGAGAAGGAACCGGAGAAGGCAGCGGCACAGGAGAAGGCTCTGGGACTGGGACAGGAACTGGAGAAGGTTCTGGTGACGGAGCAGGCACAGGCAGCGGTACTGGAAGCGGTAGTGGTTCAGGTTCTGGAGGAGGATCAGGCAGCGGCCTAGGAACAGGCTTAGGAGCTGGTAGCGGTACACGCACTACAGACTCTCTCTTCGGTGACATGCTACAATTATCAACACAAATAGGAGCTACACAAGAACTTCTTAAGCCTTTTACTTTTGTTCCTGTTTCTTCAATACAACAAGCACCACAGTTAGGCACTAGACCTCCGGGCATGCTGACTAATAGCACTTTACTACAAAGGTATAGACAATAATGACATACTTACAATTAGTCAACAGCGTATTGCGTAGACTTAGAGAGGACGAAGTAACCTCAGTCTCTCAGAACAGCTACTCTAAACTTATTGGAGAGTTTGTTAATGACGCTAAACGCTCCGTAGAAGATGCTTATGACTGGACAGCTCTGCGTACTACACTGACTGTAACCACAGACGATACAACCTTTAACTATGTGTTGACTGGCTCACAGAACAGGATGAAGCTGTTAGACGTTATTAACGACACCTCAGACTTCTTCATGCAGTACCGCCCTTCTCGCTGGATGGACAACGCTTTCTTGATTGAGACACCTCCTCTGGGGTCTCCACAGTTCTACAGCTTCAACGGTGTTAACGCTGCTGGTGACAACGCTGTAGACATCTATCCTAAGCCTGACGGTGTGTATCAATTACGCTTTAACGTGGTACTACGTACAGCAGACTTCACAGAAGACACAGAGACTCTGGCAGTCCCTTCATCACCTGTTGTGCAGATTGCTACAGCACTGGGTGCTAGAGAGCGTGGAGAGACTGGTGGCACAAGTGCAGCAGAGTTGTTTGGACTTGCTGACAGAACATTGTCTGACGCTATTGCTATTGATGCGTCACAACATCCTGAAGAAACTATCTGGTATTCTTAATGGCACAACCACTACAGAACATTACAATATCTGCGCCGGGCTTTGCTGGTCTTAATACACAGGACTCACCCATTGGTGTTGATCCCTCGTTTGCTGCTGTTGCAGACAACTGTGTTATTGATCAGCTAGGTCGTATTGGTGCGCGTAAGGGCTGGGTAGAGGTTTCTACTAACGGTTCTTCTGTACTAGGCACTAGTCGTGGTATAGAGACTGTATACGAGTTTATTGATAACTCTGGTGACAAGGTTGTGTTGTCAGCGGGTAACAATAAAATCTTTACAGGCACTACTACTCTAACAGACGCTACTCCTGCTGGGTACACGCCTACAGCTAATAACTGGAAAGCTGTTACTTTAAACGACCATGTCTACTTATTCCAA